CTTCAGAAGCACTTCTGCCTTCTATGCTTGTACCATCAACTCTTAAAAAATCATTATCTGCAACACCACTTGTTGCAACTAATACATTACCATTAGATATACCAGTTGATAAGGTAGCAGTTGTTGTAATAGCAGAGCCGTTTAGTGTTATAGCATCTGCCTCTAGTGTACCATCAAAGTCGCCATCCACTGCATCTATGTTGCCTTTAAATACTGTAGCAGTCACTGTGCCAGTGCTTGGATTGTAAGTTAAATTACCATCCATCTCCAAACCTACATTACCAGTGCTAGATGTAGCGTCTTCAACAAATGTAATTAAGTTTTCTTCGTCTGTGCTTTCATTGTCTGTAACTGTTACATGTGCTGCATTGGTAGCATTAGTTGCATTAGTTACAGTCACACCTGCAATAACTGTGTTTAATGCAGTTCCGTTTACTGTGATTGCATCAGCTTCAAGTGTGCCATCCACATCTACATCACCAGATATATCTAAATCTGCCATTGTTGCAGTGCCAGTAATGGTTGGTGCAGTCAAACTTTTATTTGTTAATGTTTGTGTAATATCTACAGCAACTAAATCTTGTGTATCACTACTACCACTACTTGGAAGTCGTAAAGTATTACTTGCACTTACTGAATGTGGCTGTGGCTGTAATGTTTGGAAGTGAGCATTTGATACCTCACAATACATTTTTAAAGAAGCTGGTGATCCACTATTAGATTTAAAATCAATTACACCACCTAAAACTGTTAAATCATCACCAACAGATAGATCTGCTCCTAATGTTGCATTACCACTAGCATCTAAAAACACTGACTTTGATGCAGGTATTGTACAAAATATTGTCTTTGTGCCTGCACTAAAGTTTACTGCATTATCACTATTGGAACTGCTTATAACTGTTGTTCTTGCTATCGTACTAGAGTCACCACTTAGTGTGCCTAATCCAACTTCAAACTCTGAGGAACCCGGCAAAGTAACTGCATAATAAGTTGTATTACTGTTTCCAACTCCAGCAGCAAATGTTTCAAAGCCAGTGACTGCACCAGCTAATGTAAGTGTGCC